CCAATCCCGCAAACACGCCAGCGCCAGTCTTTATCGTTCTCGAAGAAGGTAACTCCGAGGCCCTGTGAAATAAAGTGATGAGCCAACAATTGAAAATTAAAATGAAACTGATCCCACTCAACCAAAGTCTTGTGGAATTCTTCGGAGATCGCCCCTGCCCAGTTCTGTCGTTCGCTCGCATCGCCAAACGTAGTCTTAACTTCGACTAGCTTCTCTACGCCGTTTACCAAATCAGTGTAGGCGGCGAGTGCATTCTCCAGGTCGGCTGCAGCTTCACCAAAGTTTAGGTTAGCGCGATACGCCTGCCCCATACTGCGAAGCGTGTTCGGATTGTAGGGTGGATCTCCATCGAACATCGCTTGGACCTTACTGCGGTCCTGGTCAGCGTGCGCATCCGACTCTCTCAGCGTAGTATAAATACTGTGAGCCGACTTGGCGTCTTTAAGACGTGCCTTTGGCGGGGCTCCTGTTTCGCTGATATTCTCGAGTAAGATGTCCACGTGAACGACTATTCTGTCTACTGTCAGTTAAAAGTCAATAATTTAACACGGGGTCTTTGTTGGTGTCGATCACACGATCCAACCGGCGGGCCTGCTCTTGCCAGCCCCCGCTCTTCCTTGCCATCACCGTTCCGCCAGCCATTGCTCCGACTCGTACCCGAATACACTCCAACCCAACAAAAGCTGCGTCTGCCAAATCGGGGCTCTTCCCTACCCGCGACTTGTAATCTCGCTTGGACTCTACGACCAGCTTACCTCCCGCCATCGTCGTATATTTCCTACTGGTTAGTTCTCTGGCCAGCTCAGGAATCACACCTTTCAACTGGCCTGACCGCATAAACTCAACTCCACCGAACCAAAGCTCTGTGACTTTATTCCCGTATTTGTCCTTGGCCTCCACCATCGAGCTTGAGCTGATCGGCAGAGTGCTGGGCTTTTCTCCGAACTTCACCCGCAAGATTCGTGGAGACCACGTCTCGGAAATAATATCGCAGAGCGGATCTCCCGCACCGGTGGCGTCGACCGCTAGATATTCCGGTGGCACCCCTTGCTTTTGGCATTCGGCCATAACTTGCCGAGCCACCTGAAAGTTTCTGGGTTGTGGGTCGTTTACGTTTTCTCTGATGATAGTGAATTCTTTTAGGTTCACAGTAGGCCCTGCTTCTTCAGTCCGTCCGTACTCCAAGAAATACAACACCGTTCTGTCTCCGCCGTTGGTAAACGAAGGGTCGAGTCCAGCGACTACCTTGGGTGGCTCAATCCACTTAGGAGCTTTATCGACCTCGAACTTGCGGAAGTCGGCTTCTGAATAAATAGACTCCTCCGCTCCGCCTGGGGCTGGGAAGGAACGGATAAATCGCCAGAAAGAGATACTGTGCTCGCCGTCGTGGTCTTCGGCGTGCCGCAGTTGTTTTGTCGTAAGCAAGAACGGCCAGGCGTCGTCATGATCAAGGTTAGGTGTCTTGGCTCCGTCCAAGTGAAGACATAAACCCAGCTTCGTCTTCCACTCCTCTTGATCTACCGTGACCGAGTTCCATCCACCCACGGGGGTGGCGAACATACCGAAGGGGTCGTACTGGCTGGCAAAGTTACCCAAGGCGATACATTGAAAGGTAGGGTTGGCGTTTAGATTGGAGATAGCTTCGAAGACCGAATTGGTCACGTCGGTGGCCTCGTCGATGATAAGGAACACCCGCTGGTTCTTAAGCCCGATAAGTTTGGCTGTGGCCTCCTTTTCTTTGTCAGGGCTAGACGGCACCAGGGTTATGGATGACCTGTCGCTAGACTCCCCTTCCGTCAAAATGATCTTACCCATGGAGTCTATCAATTTCCCGGGAAAGCCTGGGACCTGCAAAAATCGCTCACGGATGCCTCCCCAAAGGCGTTTACGGGCCTCCCGAATAGATGTGCTGGTAACCAAGACAAGGGTCTCGTGGGGAGCGCAAAGCCAGTTCACCAATCCCCACATAGCAAAGGTCGCCGTCTTCCCGCTGGACTTGGGGCCGGAGATAGCAAGGTAGTCCTGCTCGCAAGCTGCCTGGATCATCCGCTCCGCCCAAGGGTGCCAGCAAAACCCGGCTTTGTTTCGCGTCTTGTGATACGGCCATAGAATCTCTACAACATTCTTGAAATGCTGAAACTTGCCCAAACCTCCAGTTTCTGGGGTCAAACCCAGCTTAAAAGCCATAAGCTCAATTTCGAGTTTTCCGGCCCCTTCCGGCCACACTTTTCCGTACAGATTCGTCGGCATCAGACATTAATTGCCAGTAATCGCTGTTTTGTCAATAAAAAAATGAGGCTCTTTTTGTAGCAAAGCCTTGTTTTTCAACAACTTGGTGCGGTGGCTGAGTGGTCTAAAGCGACGGTTTGCTAAACTGCTCACTGTCAATAATATATACACATTTTGTCTACCCTTTTCTTGAGTAAAAACGACTTACAGTTGACACTCATGACACGGGTACGGTCATAGAATGTATATCTTTTCCTTGACATCAGACATTAATTGTCAGTAATGTCTCGTTCAAATATGAATAAGCAATTCAAACCGATTGAGGTGCAAGACGGCTTTGCGAATGTGAAAATCTATCAGTGCGTGAATAATAAGGATTATTTGACGTACATGGTTACGTGGTGGGCCGAGGGAAAAAGACAGCGTCGTGCGATTGCAGATCTTTCGGAAGCCAAGCGCGAGGCTCGTAAAATTGCCAGGGATCTTGCGGACGGTCGGGCGTCAATGGTTTCAGTCTCTACCAAGGAGCTGAGTTATTTTAGAGATCTTGAAAAGAAGATGGGCGGTACCCCGCTAAGCGAGGCCGTTGCTCTGTGGTTGCAAAATAGCGAAAGCAAGTTGCCTCAAATCAGCGTAAGCGAGGTTTTGAAGGAAATGCTAAACATAAAGCTGAACGACACCTTTATTGAAAAACGTCAGAAACAAACCCTCCAACAGCGTTGGGGCAAATTCGAAAAAGTTTTTGGGGAGCGAATTGTGTCCACCATCAAAGCCAAGGAACTGGACTCCTTCTTATCTAACCCGGAATGGCAGCCTAGAACCCGTCAGCACTATCGTGGGGCTATCAGTATGATCTTTGATTACGCCAAGCGAAAAGATTACTTGGAATCCGACAAAGACCATCAGGCTGAAAAGACTGAAAGTATCCGAGTTAACGATGCCAAGCTAGAGAGTTGGTCAGTCGAGGATATGGCTTTAATACTTAAACACGCCACAAAGAGAACGATCCCCTGGATTGTACTAGGAGCTTTTGCAGGCATCAGGTCTGCTGAAATTGACAGGCTGAACTGGGAAGATATCGACTGGTCTAGTAATTTGATACTGATCAAGGGAAAGCTTGTAGGAGGTTCTAAATCAAGAGCTAACAACGATAGAGCCATAGCCATGACCGCTAATTTAAAAGCTTGGCTTAGCCCTTTTAGGACATATAAAGGTAATATACTCAAAAGCCTCGGTGTAACCAGCGCAAACAAAGACATTTACAACGCGGTTAATGAGGTAATTCACAAAATTCATAAAGAAAAACCACTATTTACTTGGAAGCAAAATGCAAATCGTCACAGTTTTGCCACATACTATTTAGCTATGACTGGAGACGCTTCAACAACAGCACTTGCGATGGGCAACAGCCCAACCATGTTGCTGCGTCGGTACAAAACCATCCAGGTGGATGGGAGAACAGTGACTCGGGCTATGGCAGAGAAGTACTTTGCCATCTTGCCGGGTCAAGGAGGCACGCATGAAAGAACAGCAGGAGAGGAGTCACGAAAGATCGAATAGTCAGACAGTAAAAACAATAAGCTTACCCAAGCACATGGCTAAATTCCTCGAAGAGGAAAGCCGGCGAATCGGGGTAAACAACGTTTCAGGTTTGGTTAGGATTGTGTTGGCGCAATACATCGATGCGCATAATAAGAAAAACAGTCAAAAACGCCCATAGCCATTTAGTTATAAATCAAATTAATCTTAAGTAATATACTGAATTGAATTGACTGCCGTCATACGGCGTGTTTAGATGTCATACACCGTATGAATCTAATATTGGAAGCTCACTCATTTAAAGTAGCAATCACTCCTTCCAATAAACTTCACATCTTCGTCGAGAACGTAAACCCCTCTGAAATCAGCAAACAAATTCCCGAAAAGATTTATTCCGTAAAAGAAGCCGCCTCTCGTCTCAAAGTCGGCGACCGCACAATCCGTCGGTACTTAAATAACAAACGTCATCCCCTCCCTCACTCGAAAGCCGGTGGAATAATCCGCATTTGTGAGTCGGATATCCAAGCGTGGCTCGCGAATGAGAAATTCGGAGTTGCACGTGAATAGTCGTGCCAAGGGTTGTGTTGGTGAGCGTGAGTGGAGAGACGAAGTCAAAAAACGTGGCTACACAGCAAGGCGTGGCCAGCAGTTCTCTGGGAATCCGGATGCACCCGACGTCATTTCCGAACTCCCATTCCATTTCGAAGTCAAAAGGGTTCAGGCCCTCAACGTCGGAAAAGCTGTTGAACAAGCGGTACGAGACTGCGGAGGAAAACCCATCGCAGTGGCGCACCGTAAAAACAATTCACCCTGGCTCGTGACCATGACCGCGGATTCTTGGTTCGAGCTAGTAACTAAAGTACATCCGCCAGCGGAGATAAAATAAAATGACAGTTGGAGAACTGTTGGAAAAACTGCAAAAGGTAAGCCCTTCCCTCGACATCTGCGTCGATGTGGATTCGGACTGCTTCGATATACAGGAAGTTCAGACCTGGCGAAGTGGAAGTGATGATTCTGAAGGTTCGTTTGTTTCGTTGATCATCGAAACTTGAACCTCTTTCCTTGGCAGAAGGAAAACGCGTCCCAGTTAATGGACGCCCTAATCAGCAACCGTGTGGCGCTCGACGCTAGCGATTGCGGAACAGGAAAAACGGTCACGGCAGCCTTTGTCGCTAAACAGATGAACATGCCCGTGGGAGTGATATGTCCCAAAGCGGTCATACCTTCCTGGAAGCATTGGCTCAAAGAAGCCGGCGTCGAACCCCTGTTTGTCATCAACTACGAAAAACTCCGTACGGGCAAAAAGCACGGCAAATGGGTGGCCAAGAAATGGCAGTGGGATCTCCCCTCCTCTACCCTTCTGATTTTTGACGAGGTGCATAAGTGCAAGGGGTACAGCAGTCAGAACGGTAAGATCCTGGGTGCGTCTAAAGCCGACCATACCGTCTTGATGCTGTCGGCTACGGCCGCTCAGAACCCTTTGGATATGCGATGGACGGGCGACCTTCTCGGCATTCATACCGGCGTGAACTACTGGGGTTGGCTTAAGACCATGAAAGTGGCGCAAGCCCCTTGGGGTGGCTTCCAATACTACGGAGGCAAAGAAGGTCTCCTCGCAATCCATGCCCATATCTTCCCCAAGAAAGGCGTACGTACTCGCGTACAGGATCTCGGGGATGCCTTCCCTCAAAACAACGTCATGTCCGAGGTCTTCGATATCGATGACCGTATTGGCAAGCTCTACGGACAAATGGAGGCCGAGCTGGCGGCCTTGGCAGAGGCTAAGTCCAACGATTTTGACCCCTCTGAGCCCCGTACAAGGCTATTAAGACTTCGCCAGGAGGTTGAACTGCTCCGGGTGCCTGTCCTTGCCGAGATGGCGAAGGAACATGTAGAGGCTGGTTGCAGTGTGGTGATCTTTACCAATTTCATGCAGACCTGCCGGACGCTTATGGAGCGTTTAAATGCCCCTGCAATTCATGGAGAGCAGAGCGCAGAAGAGCGTCAGGAAGCAATCGACAAGTTTCAAGCGAACAAAGAGCACATCATTATCGTGCAAATTCAAGCCGGCGGTGTTGGACTCTCGCTTCACGATTTACACGGTCGTCCTCGAGTGAGTTTGGTGTGTCCCACTTACTCAGCAATTGATTTGAAACAAGCTCTCGGTCGTATCGCACGCACCGGATCGAAGAGTCATTGCAGACAATATTTGGTTTACGCCGCAAATTCAGTTGAAGAACAAGTCGCACGAAAAACAAAATCCAAAATACGTGAAATTGACTTGCTTAATGACGGAGATTTGGTAGTAACGTTGGCCTCATGAGTACTACTG